TACTGCTTGTTTCAAACGACAGGTTGACAGCGTCCTTTGGGTGGTGCATTAGACCGATACATTCCATCATGTCCTCTTCTCTCATGTCGTCGTACAATTCGAACGCATCCATATCCGGCATAGCTTCTTCTACCCTAAGACCCATATCGTTTACTCCTTGGTACAACCATTGATTCAAACTCAGCAGCTAACAACTTACACGGTAACGCACTATCACTCTTTACTTCGATAGTCACCTTGTCGGGTTGTCCTTGTACTGCAAATCTGAAGTGACCGTCTTGTGGTTCGAACTCGTTTAATAAAAGATTAGCTCCTGTGATGTCAGGATTAAACACATACTTATAGGTGTCACGATACTCAGGGGTTACTTCCACAACAAAGTGTCCAGTGTCTGCGTAGTTGATACTACCGTTACGGATCGTTTGGAATGTATAATCAGAAGCACTACGTCCTCCTCGTTCCGTTGGTTGTTTTATCGCTTGGTTAGAGAACCTGTACAACATATCGTACGGCTTGCCTATAACAAAGTACGTATCGTCGTTGTAAGTCTTACCTAGTGCCCACGCTGTTGCAGTACTAAAGTCTGTACTAACAACCCAGTAATCTGTCCAATCAGCACCTGTACCCGGTTCAGTAGCAGCTGTAGAAGTGTGTACTTGAGTATCAGGATCAGTATGTACGCACTTATAAACTGTACCACCATTACTCACATAACTAGCTAACGCACCTGTTACATCCACCGTAGTGTTGTCCACCATAGTAATAGCTCGTTGTGTTCCTATCTTAGTATAAATCTCTATATCAGTACCAAGACTGACGTTGTACGGTATACCGCTTATACGTGTCTTCTTAGTCGAAGCGTTATACAAAGATACAGTAACATCGTTACCGTCTACCCTACTATCTAACAACAACGGATAACCTAGTCCTTCGTCCGTCAGTCCGTCTTCCAAGGTCAAGAACTCTAGGTGTAACCCTTCGTCGTCCTTGGTTATCATGTACAACTTACTGTCTATAAAATCAAAACCAACAACGTCACGATCAAAGGTGAACTTCATCCAAGCACTTTGTATCTTCTCCTTATTGCTCCAAAAGTATTTATATACGTACAATGTCTTCAGATCGCTGTCTACACCGATACATATAGTATTCTCTGCTTGGCTACCTGCTATCTTACGTACGTTGTTTGGTATGTACTTGGGTACTTGTTGTGTAACTTCCTCTGCATCAAAGAGTTCTGTATTGTTATCAACAAAGTATTCATACATTCCTTCGAAGTCGTTACGTTTAAATGTAAAGTATATATAGTTACCGAGAGCTACGGGTTCTACACTGTCTGATATATCGTACTCAGTAACAGGAGAGATAGCTACCGTCTTAGGACTGAGTACATCAGCACCACGCAACACGAACTGGGACTGCTTACTGAACAGCATCAGCTTCTCTTGGAACGGTATGGCGTGTTGTAGGATAGCTACCTTGGTGTGACTGAGTCCGACGTCTATCGGTGCACTGTCTAACAGCTGCTGTGTGGTAGTCCTGAAGAAGTTAAAGTAGTTGTCTGCCTCACTAAAGATAACAGATGTATCAGTAACAAACCCTAAACGGTTCTTGAAGAAGAATACGTCGTTGATAGTCTTTTTGACTTCTCTACCGTATTCAACCCCCTCAGCCCAAGCATCCACTTGCACAGGATAACCACTCGTCACTGCCCTCCAATGAGTTGTAGCACTAGAGGGTGTAAGAGCTGCTGTAGAATAGTGATCGTTAACACAAGAATAAACAGTTCCTCCTAACGAAACAAAACTACCCTCAGTGGAAACAAACGTTGGCATAGGGTTAGTAAAGTCATTACCCGCCTTCCTTGTTCTCCATCCTATTTCTTGAGTAGGTTGTGCAAACTCGTCTTCTTGTGGTGCTTGTAATTTAAAAGATATTATCTCTGTGCCATTAAACACAGGCTTCAGTGTTATAGGCATAGTCGTTTCATCTAACTCGACAGTCGCTCCTGTCAATAAAGGTGTACTTGAATTGTCATAGTTCCATCCAACTGTTTCAACCCAAGCACCTTCTCCAAAATCTTCACCATCTTTAGTGTCAAACTCTACAAAGTAATCGTCTTGATTTATATCAGGATCACCAGCAACCTTTACTCTAAATCCACCATAACAACGAGCTGGTAAATCTGTTATACTATTTACTTCTTTATAGATAACATCAAGCCCTTGATTCTGTAATCCATCCGTAGTTCTTACTCGTATATCTTCTGTGAAGTCGTAGAATGTATTAGTAGCCCAAGCTGTTGCCCCTGCTGTTAAACTGGTAATTGTCCAAAAAGATTCCCATTCAGACCCAGTACCGGGTTCAGTTATGGCACTAGATTCGTGAGGGTTAATCAACGAGTAGTGAGAACCACCGTTAGATACTATTACAGTCTTTTGTACTTTTATAAGACTTCCATCACGGATTACCAATAAAGGACTTAAAGTTGTTGTAGATATAGGTGTGTTAAATGTAGGGTCAGCAGGTAAGGATGTAGCGTCGTTTTGAGCAGTTACCCAACCATTGACGTATTTGTTTAGTCTTCCTTTAAATGGTCCACCACCACCTCCTTTATTAATATACCTGCCATATACTTTTTGAACTAATTCTAGTTGTAACGGGTACGTAGCTGTATCGCTATCGTAATTAGAACCTTTATTCGTAAAGATAAATTGCTGTATGATTCCGTTGGATACTTCACAGAAACCTTTGGCAGATCGATTCTCGTAAGTAGTTGTAGGGTCAGAAGGATTAGGAGAGTTTTGGAAAACAGTAAACTCAAGCTTCTTAGGATCACTTGCCTTGACGTAACGTTTCTCCCATCGATCCACTTGATTAAACCCTAAGTTATTCTTAGTCCTGACACGAACCATTACATATAACTTATTGTCTACGTCCAACCATCCAGTACCTCCAGTGGTTACATCAAAGTCATCTATACCTGTCCTTGTTGTTGCGTATTGATCTTCTATACAAGTAGCTAAGTCTTCTGCGATATGTTCTGTATCAGCGTAAACGCCTGACCTAGCACCTCCAGTTGAAGGCCCACTATAATACGTAGTAGGTACAACTGTTCCCGTGTGATTCTGCCAGTACGAGTGTGTGTATTGATGGAAAGTCTCTAAAGAACTAGACGGACTAACAAGTACACCATCAATGTAAACACTATAAGCCTTCTCATAGTCACCTAATTTAACAGCTATCAACGCTTGTTTATCAGGAGGCGAGCTTAAAGAATCTTTTCGTGATCGTACCGTTCTCCTTTTATTAACGAGAAATGTATAGTCAGCTACAGTTAAAGCTCTCAGATCGTTCAACGGATCAGTAACAGAAGTACCAAGACTAAGATAGCTGTTAGCAATAGATGTAACGGTAACAGGTATAGATGTGCCTAACGATACGTCGTAAGCACTAACACCACCTAACGATACGACTATAGCGTACTGGTTGGTCTCGTCCCGTTTAACAAAGTGTGTGAATATATTAGCTGTACCGTCTGTGTCTAAATTCTTTACGTAGTTGGTATTAGGACGTTTCTTTAGTCCCTCAACAACAGTAGCCCAAGCATTGATCTGTTCGTCGCACTGACCGGGATAACGCAGATTGTCAGGCTGCTGCGATACACCTTGGGCTAAGTTAGGTACGCTATTTACTAACAGAGGCATTACCTGTCAAGCACACGCATTACGCTGTAGTTATCAAAGATAGTACGGTCTGCATTCTCGGAGTCACTATCAATAGCCCGTGCTTTCGCTTCCACTTCGTCCCGTAGTGCAAATCCTTCGATCTCACGACTACCAAGAAAACGATTACTGAATATACGGGCAGCTTTAATAGTGATGTAGTTTCTAAATTGTTCAGGTATCTCTGTAAAGTCTAACTGAAAAGTAACAGAGGCTTTTACCTCTTTTGTCCAGACGTCTGTGTGATTCTTCCTGTCGTATAAAGTATTACCACGTTGTACAGGATCGACGTCTGTATATATCTGTGGGTCTAAGTCTATGGTTAACACGTTGCTAGGTAAAGTAATCTTACTATTGGTAGCGTCGGGAGTGAATGGATATTCGTGCTCCGTGTTAAAGTGCCAACCTTCTGACTGTACGGCTCTACTCGTTTCGTCTAACACATTCTCTGCTTGAACCACGGTGATCGGGACAGCAGTACCTCCTAACGTGTTAACGGGTGCTTCGCCTATAACGGCAATCATTGTGTTTACCGCTTCGAGTTTAGTTGTAAGAGCCATCGTAATAAAGGTTTCGGTAGAAGGGAGCGGAACGAATCACAGACCTCCCAACACCGAGAGAGTGGTTACTTCTGAAGTTCGATAGCACACTCAGGACGGAGAACTCCGTGACCCATAGCATACTTCGCAACGAAAAGCGTACCTTGACGCTCAATTTGGTACTCAGATTCAGTAGCCAAGTCGAGCAGTTTAACTGTTCCAACAGCAGCGGAATGAGAAACGATACCAAGCGTGTTAGTAAAGTTTCCGTTGTATCCTACACCACTACCACCGAACACGTCGTTAGCAGCTTCTCCGTCACCAGAGGAAACAGCAGACAAGTCAGTTGATGGGATGTGGTTGGATTTGTAGATAGTGATACCAGCTACTTGTGGGATTGATCCAGAAGCGATGCTTCCTAAACCTCCGACGTCTTTATTGACAGCAGAAGTAGAGATAGCGAGCGTTCCTGCACCACCAGTGATTAACTTGTAGTACTCTTGAGGACGAAGAACTGCGAAACGACCGTCACTAGGGACATCGTTTTCGTCGAGCTTCTGAGCTGCGGTAAAGAGAGCAGCTGTTAATTCAGCACCTGTAGGATCAGTGTTGTCTGCGTCGTCGCTTGAGTCACTTACGTCACCCATTGCATTAGCAGAAACATCAAGGATACCACCAGTCTTACCACCTGTTACGACAGCAGCGGAACGAGCAGCAGCGATGAATACTTTAGCAAGAGCAGTATCGAAACGAACAGCAAGAGCTTTACCCAACTCGTTAGCATATACTGAACGAATGTCGTAGTGGTTCTTTACGTCGTCGATGTTAGCCAAGAAAGTAGAAGCAACAAGCATCTTATCGATGTTGATTACTCGCTCAGACTTTCTGATGTCACTAAGGTAGCTATTACCACCGTCAGCGATGTTTTCACCGGGTGTGTGGTAAGAAGCACTAGCGATTCCTGTTACAGGGAACTGAGCAGACTTTCCGCTTTCGATGGTTCTGATTGTGTGTAGAGGCTTGAAGATGTTGCTTTCTTCGAAGGTTTGCAAAATCTCTCCGCTGAACTTTTTAAGGAACAACGCATTGTCTTGAGCAAAACTTCCATCAGAAGTAGCATCATTAAAACCTACACGTGAGGGGGATGTATTTCCATTAGCCATGATTTATAATCTCCTATATTACGTATGTTATTATTGTATTTGTTATGATGACTTTCACTTCGTTCGTTCGCACAGGATTGTCCTCCGCAGAGGGTCGAGGGACTAGTAGTCGCTAGTTGTCTAATTAAATATGTTACCGATTACTATAAGACCAACAAATGCACCAATTGTCAAC